ATGGCTTCTTTCTCCCAGGGCCCAAGCGGATGGCGCGCGCAAGTCTACGTTTCTGGTGAGCGCGATTCGAAGACATTCCGCACCAAGCGAGAGGCGCAGGCATGGGCATCCGCGCGTGAGCAAGATCTGCGCGACAGGATAACCAAAGGCGAGGCGCACACCCGCACCGTGGCCGAAATGCTGAACCGCTACGCTGATGACGTATCGACAAACAAGCGTGGCGCCAGACCAGAGCGGTTGCGCATTCAAGCCTTCCTGCGCGACTTCCCGGCCCTCTCCGCGAAGACCTTGGCAACCGTCAAGACGCCAGACATCGCCGCATGGCGCGACGCTCGCCTGTCAGGCAAGCTACCCGACGGTCGGCAGATCCGACCCAATGCGCCGGCCACAGTCCTGCGCGACATCAACTGGCTACGCAATGCGTTCCTGATCGCGCGCGATGAATGGCACTGGATCGAGCACAATCCGTTCACTGGCCTCACGATGCCAAGCGAGAGCGCGCCCAGATCGCGCCGCGTTACTCCGCGCGAGGTCAAGCTGATCTGCCGCCGACTACGCTATCGCACAGGGCATGCACCTGAAACCAAGAGCCAAGAGGTCGCGCTCGCCTTCCTGCTCGGGCTGCGCACTGCCATGCGGGCCGGTGAGATACTGAGCCTTGGGCGCGCTACCCTGGACGTGAAACGCCGCGTCGCCACGGTGCAGCACAAAATGCAGTACCTGACAAAGCGCCCCCGCGAAATTCCTCTGTCGCGGCATGCCATGCGGCTGTTGCGCCCGGTGGCGGATCGAGAGCACTGTTTCAACATCACTTCTAAATCGCTTGATGCCCTTTTCCGCAAGGCCCGGGACCAATTGCTGATCGAAGACCTGCATTTCCACGACACGCGCGCGGAAGCGCTCACCCGCCTATCGCGCAAGGTCGATGTGATGACGCTGGCCAAGATCAGCGGGCACACTGACCTGCGAATCCTGCAGGAAGTCTATTACCGAGAAGCCGCCGAGGACATTGCGGCTCGTCTGTAGGCTATCCACCGTCAGGCGAGAGCCTGAATTACACGCGCCAGCTTGTGGTCCTCGACGTTCGGCACCGGCCATGCCGCGCGGCCTATCTCGATCAACGGCGCCGGGTGCTGCCAGGCGCGCAGAAGGCGAGGCACCAGCGGCACCACGTCCTGTCCGTTGCGGTACAGGTTGACCTGCACGCCGTGCGCGGACAGCAGCGACGCAAGCGTGCCGTCGGTGCTCACGCGCGGCGGCTCGAACCCGTACACCGCGCGCGGCGGCCGGCCAGCCACGCACAGTGCGGCAGCAAAGAGAATCGCAAGCGCGGCACCCTCGCTATGGCCGACCGTGACCGCGGCCGCCGGCAGTGCCAGCAACTGTGCGCTGATCGTGCTGAAGGCCTTCCAGAAACCACGATGCAGCAAGCCCAGCCCATCGACTTGGACGACATCCACATCTAGGTCGGCCAGCCAGCATGCCAGGTTATCGGAGCCCGGGAAGGCGACGGCGTCACCCTCAACGATAGCGCGCGCTGCGCTGGCCGGCGCGCCTATCTGCGGCTTCACCGAGTAGGCCCGCTGGGCCAGCCTGGCGTAATCCTGCGGCGTCATTTCGCCGCTGGCGCAGACGCGGCGGGTGCTGGCGCGGGCGATGTGGCAGCCGGCGCCAGCTTGATCGCAATATTGAATGCCAGCACGCCGGTATCGACTGCCGCGTCGGCCGCGTTCTTCTTGTCCTGCGGCAGAGAGGACGCATCCACCAGCGACTTGATCAGCGGCAGCGTGGCATTGACGATCGATTGCAGGCTGGTGTCGGTCACGGTCGCGCCAGCGGCGCACACCTTGGCAATCGCCGGCTCCACGTCGTTCGCCAGCGTATTGGCGGCGCCACCGGTGAAGACGTTGTCGGCCTTCAGGATGGCGATTTCGCCTTGGGCGGCGCCGCAGGCGATCGCAACTTGCTGATCGAACGTGAGTTGCGGCGCAGTGGCGCAAGCAGCGAGAACGGACGCGGCGATGCCTGCCGCAAGCAGCATGATGGTGCGTTTCATGGGAAAACCTCGAGGGGAGTGGACTGCGGAGGGAAGAAGCGGCGTTACTGACCGGCCGTCGGCACGGATGCCGGCGTAGCGGCAGGCGTCGATGCGGGTTGCGCGGGAGCCTGAGTGGCGATCTGCTGCACGGCGCTCGACACATAGGCGACAAAACCCGGCATCAGCGACGGGTTCTGCACAGCAGCAAAGCCGTAGCCGGCGATGGCCAGCGCGCCAAGCAGGTATTTCAGCTTGCGATTCATGATTGATCCTGGTGGTGAATGACTTCGTCCGGGGTGAACTGGTATCCATCGATCGCGTACCGCTGGGCGATCCAAAGCGGGAACGGCATGTCGTGGATGCCGGCGTCTTTGCCGGTGTGATGCTGCTTGCAGAGGAGCAGCCCGTTGACGGTCATGTCGTCAACGAACAGGTAGGGATCTGCCGGCACCCGGTACTGCGCCGCTTGCTTGCCCGGCACCCCCGGCGCCGTGACCGTCTTGGCATCCCTGAAGAAGCCGTCCCAGTCGAATGTGACTGCGCGCTGGCCAAACTCGCCGGCCTTCGCCTGATTGGCGACCAGTTCCCAGTTGATGAGATTGGCTAGCGAACGCTCAATCGGGTGGTGATGGGCCTCCAGCGGATGGCCGCTCTCTTCCGCCGTCGCGTTGCAGATGAAACAGCGGCCGCCTTCGCGCTCGATCAGCGCCTTCTTGGAGCGCAGGAACAGCGGAGTAGTGACGCGCGCCTCGTGGCCCGGCAGCAGCACATCAACGGCCAGCGTCTCTTTCTCTTCGTGGGTATCGGTGACGGCCATTCGGCCCTCCAGAAATGCAAAAGCCCCGCGCGCGGCGGGGCTGTATCGGATGAATTGCTGATCAGGCGTGCAGCGCCGTTTTGGCGCGCTCCCACAGCGCCCGGCGGTCGCCGATGCCGTTGGTGCCGCCGTTGATTGCGCGCGTGAGCCCGAGGAAGTCGCCCCGGTCCGCGAAGCGGTTGAGGTTGTTCTTCAGCCAGAACCAGGCGGCCGAGGCCGCTGCGTTCTCAGGCTTTTCTAGCAGCTCAGGCTGGGCGATGAGATCAAGGCCCAGCGCAGCGCCGCACGCGGCGTAGCCAGCGCGGCCAGTGATCTGAATGAGACCCCGCCCCATGAAGCGCTTACCGTCACCGGGTTGCGTGTTGCCGAGGTCAGCCCTGCCCTCGTAGCGCGTTTGGGCCGGCGTCGGGCCCCAGATCTCGCGCAGGTAGCGCAACTGGCCTGACTCGTGCCCGACCTGCGCCAGGAACGCTGCGGCGCGCGCAGGCGTATCGATCTGACGGAACAGCATCACGTCAGCCAGGATCGGCGCGAACACATCAGCCCGCGCGCCGGCCAGCGGCATGATCGCGTGCAGTTGCGCTGCGGTGACAAGCGGCTCAGCCATTTTGGCCGCCCGCCGTGATCTTCCGCGCATCGTCTGCCAATTCGGCAACGATCTCAGGCAAGTCTTTGTCCTTGCGCTTGTTCAGGAAGTTGAACACCCAGCGAACGATCGTCCAGCCGGGCAGCCCACACGAGAAGTAGATGCCACCCAGCGCCATGGCCCCGTTGGTCGTGGTCATCCATGAGGCAAGCCCGAAGTACTGGATTGCCGCAGCGCCACCGCACAGGCTGGCCACCACCGTCGAGATCAAAGCAACCGCCCATTCGCCACGGTTCTTCGGCAACGTCATCACCATCACCACAATCGTCGCAAGCACGCTCGCACCTCCCGCCACGGCGGCCGGGCCGCCCAAGGCTTTGAAAGCGGCCGCCCCTGCGGCCCCCGCTGCCGCGCTGCCGCTGATTGGTTCGGACATTCAGGCCCCCTGAAATGAAAATGCCCGCTCAGGGCGGGCTGTAATGAAACTTGACGACTAGGCGGAATCCGCCTACATTGATTTGCATAGGAAGCGCATTTTGCGCGGCCGCTATCCGAAAGGAACCGACCATGAAACGCTGTTTTTTTTCCCACCCACGCCTTGGATCGCTCAACCATGCTCTTCCGTTCACCCACCGTTGCTCAGATGAAGCAATGGAAGGAGAAGCTGCAGTTCTCAGGAACGCAGATGGCCAAGATTCTCGGGCTGAAGAGCGCCCGACGCTGGCGGGACTATGCGGACGAGAACAAGCCGCAAGGCATCCCGCCGGCCAATCTGTTCATGGCCGCCGCACTGGTCACGCTTCCAGAAGCCGAGATCAACCGCGTGCTGGCCACCATGCGCGAGGTCGGGGCGACTATCGACCTGGAGCACGCTGGCGAGCAGGAGCAATAGCGGCTCTCACGGCTTTCGCACTCAGCGCCTGCGGTGGGAACGGAGATCAAGCTCCTGTGCAGCAAGGCTATGCCACAACGATTGCGCCAGTCACTGCACCGGCGCCCGTCAGCGTTCCAGCGCCCATCCCAGCACCTACTCCGGCGCCACAGCCAACGCCAACACCAAAGCCGCAGAAGATGGTTCTGATTGATGTCTACGGCGACGACGCGATGTCCGGCATGACGTCGCCAATGGGGCGTGCGCAGCAAAGCGAGACGGATCAATCTCAATCGTTGCTGCAAGCAACGTTGCACGACAGCGCCATCGCCGTTGCAAATCACGCTACGGGCGGCGGCTCCAGCAGCCTCAAGAACGAAATGATCGGTATGGACGGCAACGGCGCGCCGTTCGCGGATCGGATCAAGACTTCTGCGGCGAGCATCGTGATCGACAACCACGCGATCAATGACGCGCTCGGCGGCGAGACGCTGGCCGACTATCGCCAATACCTCGCGCAGTGGATCGCCGCAGTTAGGGCAGCAGGCAAAACGCCGGTCCTTGAAGAACCCGGCCCGGTTTGCGACGCTGACCATCCGCAGCTTGCGGCCTATGTGGACGCTATGAACGACGCCGCGACGCAGTTCAACGTGCCGATCGTCAAGCAGTTCGACTACATCCAGACGCTGCCGAACTGGCAGTCGCACATGAACGGTTGCCTCTATCCGGACGAATGGATGTTGCAGATCAAAGGGCAACGGCAAGCTGAAGCGCTTGCGCCGCTCATCAAAAAAATCATCGGAGAGCAATCATGAAAACCATCGCCAAGTCGTTCCGAGCCTTCGTTGCGCGCACTTCTGTAAAATTGCGCAACTTTCGCTGGAGCTTCCATGGATCAAAAGTCAGCAAAACTGCTCGTGCGTCTCGCGGCGCTGCTGGGCTTGGTGCCTATCGGCATGAGGATCGGCAACGCGCTGGGGTTGGTCGGCTACCCGTACGATTCATCGGAAATCCTTTGGACCGGGTTCGCTCTTGCGCTTTGGGCGTGGAGCGAGGCATCTTGGCATCGCGCCAAAAAAAAGTAATCTCTGCAATCATGAAGGGCTCTTGCGCTGCGTTCTTTTGCGCATTCATCTTCACTAGCAGCGGATGCGGTGGCGGGGACTCGTCGACCGCAGAAAGCGCGCCCACTGCGCCGGCGCCCGCAGCCAAGCCGTCGATCCTGATCGAAGCGTACGGTGACTCCACGATGCGCGGCCTGCAGACACCCGACTGGGCCACCGTCCTGTTCTCGCCCACATCGGTGACACAAGATCGGCTTCGCTCAACATATGGGGCTAAGGCCGACATCACCGTTAGCAACGAGGCAGTCAATGGCAGGCGAGCCATTGATCTTGTCAACGGTACAGATGGCAAGCATTTGCCATGGGCCCAGACTGCAGCAAATTCGCGGGCAAGCATCGTAATCTTTAACTATGCAATCAACGACGCTACAGGGCAATTTCCTGTGTCTTCCAGTGATTATCGCGCCACTTTGATTTTCCTCATTACCGAAGCGAAAAAGTATGGCAAGGTGCCAGTTTTGGAAGAACCAAACCCCATTTGCAGCAGTGCCACGGCTAGCGCAAAGCTTGACAGTTTCGTTGCTGTGATGCGCGACGTGGCGACTGCGCAAGGGGTGTCGCTCATCCAGCAATACGACATCATTAAGAGCATCCCCGACTGGCAAACCAAGTATGGCGACGACTGCATCCATCCACTGCTAGAAATCTATCAGGGAAAGGCGCAGCGACAAGCCGATGTTGTTGTGGCAACGGCCGGGACAATGCTCAATCAATGATGATCACACCCACACAACGGTCTTCACTGTCGAAACGGTCATCGCAGTTTTGACCCGCGAAATCAGGTTGGCGTACTTCTGTTGCCGCGTCTAACGGTAGGTCAGTTAGCGTTGACCCGCTGCACCTGGGATTTGGTGTGCCGCGCATAAGTCCATGCGGTACATGTTCTGGTTGCTCGAGCAGCTCGGGATGGTCAATCAGCTACCAGGTGCAATCAGGCCGGTTTGCGAATACGACGGAAGTGCGTTGTAATAGGCCGAATAACGGGCATCGTTGCTCGGCACCTGCGCTTGATTCGGGTATTTTTCGGCGTCCTGCTGGCAACCGAACACGGACACCACTGTTTTTCCGGTCGCGTCGGCGAACTGAACGAATACTGTTGTCATGTTTCCTCCAACTTAGAATCTGTAGCTAGAAGTGGTCAATTGGAATGTCATGGTCCCCGCCCCGGAGGTGCACTGGTAATAGAGAGTTTGCGGCGTTACCAGTTTAATGTTGGCGTATGAGGTCTGAAGCAGGTTTGCGTTCTGCACCGAATTAATCGCCTGATTCAGTGGCACCGACGAGCCAGAAACACCTGACGCCAGCGCGCTCGTAGAGGTTGTCGATACTTGCAGTGTCCCAGAAACGGATTTTGCATTTGGCGGGACGCCTGCCGAAACCACCAGGGATGTTGGAGATGCCTGCTGAACTGTAGTATTGATTTGCGTGGTTGCGGCCAGGTCGACTTCCCGATCGGTTTGATACCCAACCACGAATTGCCCGCTCCCATTCGTCGGCCACACGCTCACCAGAGCCGATGCGGTATAGCCGCTCGGCATGTTGGTGCCACCGTACACGTTCGGCGCGGCTGAGCTAGTGGCGTTGACGGCGAGCAGTGCCGCCGTCGCCGTCGTCGGGTTGTAGATGGCATACAGCGCGACGTAGCCGCTCGTCGGCGCCGAGCCGGTGTCCATCCCACCGGCACCAGTCGTTGCCAGGTTGATCGTCTTGTTGAAACTCGCGAGGCGAATCGGCGCTCCGCCGAGAGCGGTCTCAACGACGATCTCATCCGCCGTCAGAGTGGCCGATGCAGACGCGGCCGAAACCGACATCCTCAAGTTGCGCACGGTGCCCACAACCCCGCCTGTCTGATCGGCAAAGGCCGTCGTGGCCAGCTTTGTGCTGTTGTCGCCAGCAGCCGGCGTCACGCCAGTGGATAGCGTCTGCCCCGCGCTCACCCAGCCATTCGTGCCGTTCGACACGAATTGCACCGCCTCGCCCGGATTCAACGTCAGGCTGGTGGTGCTGCTGCCCTGGCCGAACGCCAGCGTATCGGTGCCATTGCGCGCGACAATGGTCGAGCCGCTGGACTGCATGTAGGCCACGCAGATGCTCGTGCCGTTCGGGCAGTTCGCGGCCGGCGGCAGCGTAACGGTTTGGCCGGTAGCCGTGACGTTGACGAGCGCGCCAAGGGCCGCGGTGGTCAGCGTGGTGGATGCGGTGATCGTCTGGATGCCCGAAAAGCGCTCACCCATAGCTGCCAGGAAGCCGCCCATGGGCGAGTTAGCCAGGTTCGGGTACGCCGAAATGTTGCCGGCGGTGATCGTGCTCTGGCCGTTGGCCACCGTGATGACGGCCAGCCCGACATAGCCCGTCGTGACAGCTGGCGTAGTCTGTGTGCCAGTCGTGGCGGCAGTGCCCGCGACAAGCTGCAGCGACACCTGCCCTGCGCGCGTGGTCGGCTGCGACGTGCCGTTGCCGCCCGGGCCGTTGAAAGCCTGCGACGGGTTCGCGCTGTTGTAGTACGGCAGCACGACGTTGTTGGTGTCGTTGTCCAGGTAGGTTGCCTGGATCAGGTAGTTTTGGCTGTAGCCGGCGGTGCCCGGGGCCGTCAGGGCGAATGACTGGGCATCCATCAGGATGCCCTGCTTCAAGATGCTGTGCGTCGTATCCGCGGCGATGGCGCTGTACGCCGTGCCGTCGACGGTGGTGAGCTGGTAGATTTGGCCCGGATTGATGTTCACGCTCATCGACGCCGGGGAAGTCGGGACGCACCCCAGGCCCGACACCAGATTGGCCGTGCCGAACAGATCGCTGCACAGCTTCGCCAGCGCGATCATCGTCTGCTTGTTCGTGTTGAGCAGGTCGGTCGTTTGTGGCACCTGGCCGCTATAGATAATCTGACGATCCAAGATCGCTCTCCGAAAAGAAAAAGCCCGGCGCTGGGCCGGGCTTGTCGTGGGATTGGGGTACTGCGTGCGTCAGGAACTGATACGCGTCCAGATGATGGTTGCGACGGGGCGCACGGCCTCGATGGCGGCGTAGATGTCCGCATCTGAGACTGTGTTGCTACTCATGCTCGGGTCCGTGTACTCGCCTTGCGAAGGGATGCTGTAGCCGGTGGGCGACGCGCCGTAGCCGGCGATGTTGGGAATGCCGCTGCCGAGCGGGCGATATGCCTGCACGAACGCCTGATAGGTCAGCGACACCAGTCCATACGCACCCGCCACGCTGTAGCCGCTGTTCGGCGCGCCGTAGGCACCCGTATCGGCCGGTCGGCTGGGCTCGATGATCGTCGGCGCGCGCCCGGTCAGGTCGGTCAAGACCTTCACGATTGCGTTGCGCGTGCCCCGTTCGCGAAACAGGTTCGCGATGATGTTGGCTCGAAACGACGCGTCGGACTGGCCGGTCTTGCGCTGCAGCGTCAGCCCAAAGAAGTCGGCCGCGATCATGTCCAGCCAGCCGTCGGTAGCGGTCTTGATCCGCGTTTGCAGGCGCGCATAGACCAACAGCGCGTAGAAGTACGCCCAGCCGTAGGCTAGCCCTTGCAGCAGCCCGTTCAAGATCGGCGAGCTGGCTGCATCGCCAAACCAAGGCGGCAGATAGCCGCGCAGGCGCGCGTAGAGGTCCTGTTGATCGCCCTTTGCCATCAGGTCACCGTGATCGAGCCAGCCGTTGTTTTGATGACCTGCAGGCTGGTTGCCGCCAAGTCGCTGGTGCCGCCATTGAGCAGAACGCTTGTGACGTTCGTGACCGCCGGTGAGGCGTCATAAGCCACCTGCGCGAGGCGCGAGTACGTCAGACTCGTCCCCAGCGGCAGCGTGTTGATGTAGTTCAGCAGCGCGGTTTGAACAAGCGCCGTGATCGTGCTGTGCGTGTAGCCGGTCGCCGTGGCGATCGTCATCGAGACCGTGGCATTGACCACCACCGGCGCATAGACGTAGAAGGTGCTGGTTATCGGGCGCACTGCGTCGATTGCGTTGCTGACGCTGGACAGCAGCGTGGACGGCGGCGAGCCGGTGCCATCGTCCACGATCACGATGAACGTGCCGTTCTGAGCCAGACCAGCATAGGTCTGGTTCTCCAGAATCACGTAGGTCAGACCCTGCTTGACGCCCGCGATGGCCGCAGCGATGGCCGCCTTGGTGGCTTTCGACAGGCTTGCCAAGTAGGCAACAAAGCGCGTGCGCACGGCGGCGTCCGATTCTGCGTCTGCGCCATTCACGAAAGCGGCAGCATTGGTGACGGTATCCACGCCAGAGATGGCACCCGCAATCACTGTCACCGAACCGGCCACGGCATTGCCAGCCGCGCCAAGCGTCACGGCAGTCACCGGGACCGATACGCTCCCCGTGCCAGCGGCAATCACGTACCCACCAAGGGCCGCGCTATAGGCGGAGTTCGTAGTGTCGATCTGCACCGTGAACTGCTGCGTGCCGTCGGCTGTCTGGACGGTAGCCCCAATCGGCACCAGCGCCTGCTGCGTAGTGGTGAACCGCGAGAATGTGACGACGCCCGTGGCCGCGACGGCAGGCAGACGCATGAAGCCGAAGTCGGCCACCCAGGAATCAAGATCGGTGCCGCTCGACGTCGATGCGCGGGTGATCGACAGCACCTGCATGAGCAGGCCCTGCAGCCAGATCACCAGTGCGGCATTCGCCTCCACCACCGCGCGCAGCACCGAGCCGACCGTCAGGTCGACCAGCCACTTCGCATAGCCCTGGATCGCGGAAACCTGATTCCTGACGAGCGTTACCCAGTCCTGCGTTTGAATGCTGGCCATATCACTTGTTCACGGAAAACTTCAATGTCACGGGGCGGCTGGTGATCGCGCTGGTGTAGACGATGTGCACGCTGACGCCGTTGGTGATGGCGGCCACGTCGACCTGTGGCTCCGGCGTCTTTGCGACGCCGTCCTCCATCTTCACCTGCGACCTGATCAGCCCGCGCAATGCCCCAATGTCAAGGGCCTGACCGATCTTCTGTGGCAGGCCAGCGCCATAGCTGGTGTGCCAGATGTAGTCGCCCGGGTTGGTCACGAGCCGGCGGACGATGCGCTGCTGCGTGCGCAGGTCGCTGTTGGCCAGCCCGATGTCGCCGGTGGGCGACGTTCCGATGTCGCCCCCCACCCAGTGGTTGACGTCGTTCAGTAGCTTCTGGGTCATGTGACTGTGCCGGTATTGCCACTGCCAGACTGAACACCGCTGTGACGGTGCGTGTCGTCGATACGGTGCCCGTTTGCCGACACCTGACCGCTGAACTGCGTGTTCCCGGTGATGCTCATCGAATTACCCGAGCCGTTGTTGCCTGAAACCGCCATGCCGGCCTGGCCCGTGATGGTCTGCGTAACCAGCAGCGTGCCGGTGATTTGCACAGGCCCAGTGTGGTTCCACTGCGGCGCCTGGCTGGTCAGCGTGCCAGCGCTGACCAGCGTGACGGTGCCGTCGTTGTGGAACTGCAGCTTGGATCCCGAAGCGTGCGTCAGGAAAAACTCGCCGGACTGCGCGCCGGTCGGCCGCGCCTGGTCGCTGAACAGCCGCGCGCAGATAACGCCGTTCTCGATCTCAGCATCGAAAAACTGCACCTCAACCTGATCGCCAGGGCTGACCGGCGCATCGATGCCCCAGCCGTTACCGACCCAAGCCGTGGCAACTGGCAGCCAACCCGTCAGCGACTTGTCCGGATGGTCTGGGTCAGACGGCTGAAGCTCCACACGGGCCGACGCGGTGCCTGGGTCGTAACTGCGGACGATGCCGACCTTCGTGGTGGCGCGCTCGCCCTGCGCTAGCTGGGCATGGAGCGCCATCTGGTTGCGAAGCTGACCGATCATAGAGATGGCACCGTTTCCGGGCTGATGTTCTTGGCTGAGACTTCCATGACGTACCCCTCATCGAGGCTCATGGAACGCGTGATGCCGTCGACAAAGTAGTCTTGGTCGAACGCCGTGCCGGTGCCGCTCATGCGCACCATGGCGGTCTGCGTCAGGATGTTGTCCGCAGGCAGGCGCGCGCGCAGCTTCATTTCATGCTGCGTGATCTCGTGGTGCATCTGCTGGGCCAGCGCCAGCGCGGCAGCCTGGTCGAGGCCGCCACGCGTGACGCTGTAGACCTGCGTATTGCCAAACGGAGACGCCGCGCCGGCCTGCGTGCTCTTCCCCTTGCTCGGGTAGTAGGCCACGAAGCCCTTGCTCTGCTTGGCATTCCACGATCGCACGACCACCGTGATGCCCTTGGCCACCGTCAGGCTGCGCGAGACACGCAGGTCCTGCACGTTCGCCAGCGGGAGTCCGTTGTCGCCCACCGTCCAGCGCAGTTCGTAAGGCTCGGCCGGCGCCGGCGGCCGCGGCTCGAAGTGCAGCACCTTGCCGGCGACGTAGCAGACGAAACCCTCCTGCTGGGCAAGCCAGGTCAGCAAGTCCCACTCGCTGCGCTGATCCGTCATGCTCACGCGGTCGTAAGCGTAGAACGTGCCGGCCGGCGCCGTAGTGGCAGGACCAGACGCTGTCAGGCCGTGATTGGCGGCCAGCTGCGCCGCGATCTGCGACGAGGTCAGGTTCTGGTACTGGATCGTCGTCTTGGCGTCGATGAATGCCGCGGTCAGGTCACGCCCGGTAAGCGTCAGCAGCGTAGAAACCGGGTCATACTCGACATCGTCCACCCGGCCGTAGATCAGGCTGTCCAGGTCCGTCTCACTGTAGCTCGTTGGATCCGCCGGGAAACCGGAAAGGATCTCGACGAAGGCCTCTTTCTGGTCCGAGAACCAGTTGGCGTCAGTCTCCGCCGGCAGCGCGCTGGCCGCGAAGCTCACGCGGAAGGTGTCGGCCTGGTAGAAGGTGTTGTTGTTCACCTCCCAACTGATCCATGCGGGCACCTGGATTCCGGCCACCTTCACGATCGCGCGCGGCTGCCGGACATTCGGCTGTACGGGAAGGTCGTTCAGGCTCATGAGTTCAGCAGGCCGCCCACGTCATCCTTCGACGGGGGAATGGTCACGGTTTGGATGCCAGTCAGTTGAGGATCGCCACCAAGCTGCGGATTGGCCTTGGCCAGCCCAGTCCAGGCCATCGGGTCGCCATACTCCTTCGCGGCGATCTGCATCAGGTTGCCGCCGGCGACCGTCGTCTGTTTCGCGCTGTTGTAGATCGAGCCGACGTTCAGCTGCATCCGTCCCACCACCCGGTCAAGCTGGACCAGCACCGGCAGCTGTCCAGCCGCGACGATCTGGCTGCCGAGCTTCGACACCTGCGTGCTGATCGGGTTGTTCGGCAGGATGCCGCCCAGCGTCGTCACATTCACCATCGTGTTGTTCACCGAGGTGATCAGCAGTTGCGCCTGCGTCCGGAACGCCGCCATCGGCTGCAGGACGCTGTTGAGCGTCGACTGGGCCGCGTTGGCGAAGCTGGAGACGCCATTGATGGCCGTCTGCATCGTGCCGTACAGGCCATTGAGCGTCGGATCGGTGATCGACGACATCAGGCCGCCGGCCGTTGCCAGGTCTCCATCGATGAGGCTGTCCATGCTCGGCAGTGAAAGCCCGGCCGTCGACAGCGTCAGATCCTCGACCACCTCGCAGGTGATCCGATATGGGATCTGGTAGTAGCGCTGGAAGTCCGCCCGGAAATCGCGGATCACCACGGCGAAGGACAATTCCGACCATTGCAGGACCAGCACCTCGCCCGCGGCGCGCATGCCGTCCAATTGCCGGGCCCGCGCCAGCGCGCTCTGTCCAAGCAGCCAGCCAGACCAGTCGATCGGCGCCGAGAAAGCGCCCATCGAGTCGACGACGCGCGTGCCGCCGACCAGGTCATGCATGGCCAGCCGCTGAGCGCCCCCGAACGGGATCGACTCAGGGATCTCCTGTCGCTGGAACTGGAAATCCCCGAGCTGGAGAACGAGGTCGGACATGTGTTATCTCAGTGATGGCGGGCGCATGCCCATGCCCGAGTCGAAAGTGCTGGGACCGGCCTGCGGGCGTCCGAGGTCGGCGTTCATCTGCTGCCAGATGACCTGGCCAGCCTTGCGGCCGTCGATATGCACGTCGCCCTTCAGCGCCACCGGCCCCGACTGGGCACCCGGGCGCACGTAGCGACTGCCGCCGCTATTCAGTTCGCCCGCCGCAATCCGTCGCTGCGCTTCCGGCGTCAGCCGCGCGCCGCCTTCCGTCTTGTAGGAGTCGATCTCGCCCTGCGTCATCGGCCGGAAGGCATAGGCCGCCGCGGCAAGCGTGCCCAGCGCGAGCACAGCGATGCCGATCGGGCTTGCCAGAGCAGCAAGAGCGCCGACGAGCGCCGTTGACCCCGTCCCGCCAATGACAGCGGCCAGTTTCACGATCCCGCCGACGCCGCCGATCGCCTGAAAGGTGAGTGCCAGGCCAAGCCCGCGGAAGGCTGCGGTCAGCAGCAGGACCGTGCCGCCGATGGCCATTGCGCCAGCCAGGCCGGCAAAGGCGCCCATGAGCAGCTTCGTTGCTGTCGAGTGCTCGCGTGCCCATGTGGCCGCGCTGCGAACCATCGGGATCAGCGTCTCCAGCGCGCGGATCACCGGCGGCAGCGCGATCAGCCCGAGTTCGACAAGCAGGCCGTTGTACTTCGCCTGCATGTCCGCAAACTTGCTGTTCGGGTCCTTCTTGTACTGGTCGATGGTCTGCTGTGCGCCCATCGCGTTCTTCGTCAGGTTCGCATCCCGCATGACCTGCAGGAGCTGCGTGCTCATGATCGATGCCTGCCCGGACGCATTGCGGTTCGACAGCAGGTCGTTCACCGCCTTGAGAATTCCCTTCTCGTCGGTGATGCCCTTGCTGGCAAGCGCCGGCAGCAGCGTCGAGCGCATCCACTCAGCCGGGTTGGACTGCAGCAGGTCGCCGTCCTTGATGTTCTTCATCACCAAGTTCTTCATCGACTTGCCGCCGACGGTGCCATGCTCCTGCATGGTGAGTTCGCCAAGGCCAAACTCCTGCAGCATCGCCATGGTCTTCTTCGGCGTGCGGCCGGCCACCAGGTTCTGGTAGATCGACATCAGCGACGTACCGGCGCGCGCCCCGCCTTGCTCTTGGAGCAGCAGCGCCATGTTCAGAATGCCCTCGTCGCTCAGCGCGCGGAACGCCGTGCCGCCTTGCTGTGAGAACTGGTCGAGGTCGCGGAACTTCAGGAAGCCGCCCGACCCCGTCACCATCCGCTGAGCCAGATCGAGGTTCCGCATGAACGATGCTTCGTCGTGCGTCCCGCCGCGGCGGTCGATGAACTTCATCAGCGAGCGCGTGCTGCCCTCGTCGATGTGGTCGATCTTCCCTTGGAAGATGGCGCTGTTCGCCTTGTTCAGCAGCGCAATCTGCGGCGCCAGCTTCTGCGCGGTGTCGAAGTGCCCGAACAGGCCGACCGATTCGCTCATGGTCTCCATGAGTTCCTTGGCCGAGATTCCCATCAGGTTGGCACTGCGCGCGAACTGGTCCGCCTGCTTGTTCACCGCGTCGCCCAGGTTCATGGTCTTGAACTTGGTGAACGCCAGTTCGTACTCGCGCGCGGCCTTGATGGGAGCCTCCAGCAGCGACAGACCCGCAGCGCCCACGCCGACCATCAAACCGCCCTTCAGGGTCATGTTCTTGATCGACTGAATGCGCTTTTCAAGTAGCGTAAACTGCGCTTCCGTGCGCAGAACGTCGCGCCCGAGTGCGGCAAGCCCTATACTCGCGTTGTTGATGACGCTGATACGGACGCCGATCTTGTAGGCTTCGAACATGAAACGCTCTCTTGTTTTCCGGGCTCAGGAATGGCTGGCCGATCGTGTTAGCTGGGTGCAATACCCGGGCATCCGACCCGTCGCCCAGCAGCGGCGGCAGTTCTGGACATACCCGATGCCTGTCTGGCAGCGCGCCTACATGGCATTGGTGAGCCTGTTTGCTCTCGCCGTCTTCGGCGTTGTGCTCGCGGTGATGCTCACGATCGCCTACGCCTTCATCCGCGGCGCGTTCGCCTAGACGTCCTTGTCGTACCCCAGGCCAGCCGGGATCACCGCGCCGGCCAGCATGCCGCGCATCGCCGCCCGCCCCAGAATCCGCTGAATCTCCGCTTCGTTGTGCAAAGCAGCAGGTCCGAGGAAGGGCCGCGGCGGGATCTTGTCGGTGCCCATCTCCTGATAGACCGCAATATCCGAGTCGGAGCCGATCACAGCGTCCGTGCCACCGACCTCGTGCGTGATGCTGTCCCGCAGCGCGCCGGAGCGCAGTAGCGGGTCGTCTTCCGTGTAGCCCTGACGGACGCGGTCCTTCTTGGTCGAGTCGGCCAGCGGCGCCCAGGCTGGGAACTGGCCAACAGCCGGCTGGTAGTCGCCGATCTCGGCCTTGGCAGTCTTTTCGACCGCCTTGGCCACCTGAGTGAGCCCCTTGCGGACCTCCATCAGCAACCCAGCCTCTAGCGTGCCGAGGTGCGCAGCGAAGTGCGCCAGCGAGCCGAACTCTTTCATTTCCGCTCCTCGAAGGACATGGTGTCGAAGTTGAACTTCTCTCCCTCCATTTCGGAGTAGACGATGCACCAGCCAGCGCGCGTGATGTCATCAAGGCTAAAGGCCACGTCGAAAGGCACGCCGTTCTTGACCAGCCACAGGGCCTCCCGAATGCCGGTGGCCCTTACGACTTTTTTAGCGCCTCCGCGTCGGCCTCCGGATTGGGCGCGCCGAAGTTGGCCTGCACGCCAGCCATGGCCGCGGCAACGCCTTCCTCGTCCAGCATCTGGATCAGCGCGTCCACCTGGCGCTTGTTGGTCGGCATAATCACCGGATTGCCGTCGACCGATGCCACGTAGATCAGCGGCATGATCATGGCCATGTAGACCTCGTTCTTCGCCGCTTCCGGGCCGACGGCCTCGACCAGGCGGTACTGAGCCAGTACGCCAGGCTTGCGCAGGCTCAGCGTGCGGCCCTTGTCGTCCTGGACGGTGACCTCAGCGGCTGCCGCCTTGATCAGCTGCTCGGACGGGGACGGGTTGATGGTCACAGTCGTCATGGGTTATTGCACCAGGATGCGGCGCGAGGCCACGAAGTTGATCGATTGCTTGATGGTCGCGTCGCCAGCGCGGTTGCCGGCGTCGGCCAGCGTCATCAGCACGCCGTCATAGCGGAATTGGGAGACCGCGCCGTTGGCTTCTTGGATCGTCTCGTAGATCTGCGCTGGCTGCTCGTTGATGCCGGCGTAGTAGTTCGACTCCAACTGGGCGAAGTATCGATCGACGTTCGGATCTTGGCGCTCGATGTCGAACGAGCCGGAATGGCCGTCGAAGAAGCGCACATGGTCGGTGATTCCGTCCAGTCGCTTGACGCGTACATCGGTCACGTCCTGCTTGGACTTGAACGAGGTGACCTTGTTGAGCTGAAGCGGGCCCGTCGCGGTCTGGATGACCAGCGTGTAGTCGCGCCCGACCGAGTAACCGTTAATCGGCATGTCTTTCTCCGAAATGAAGAAGCCCGCCGAAGCGGGCTATGGTGTTCAGTGGGGTGCGTTATTGGTTGCTGGTCGAGGTCCGGATCACCGTGGCCTGCGAGCCTTCCACGTTGACCAGGAACTTCTCGATGACCGACAGGTAGATGACCTTCACGTCGGCCTGCATGTAGCCAAGCGCGACTCGGTTCATCGGGTTGTTGTTGGCGTCGATCTGGACCGAGAACGACGGACCGCCGTTGACGGCGCCGATCATCCCCTGCTGCTCCATGGAACTGAAGAAGTTCGACAGCGTTGCCTGAGCCTGCGAGCGCACCGTGGCCGACTGCAGCTGACCGACGTACTTGCCCATGCCCGCGTTGATCGTGCTGGCGATGTAGTTCGTCATGCGGGTGTAGTTATCGCCCTGCGTCAGCGCGTTCGAGCTGCTGTTGTGGCCCGAGCGGCAGCCGAAGTACGAACCGCCAGGCACCGGGTTCGTGATCAGGTCGATGCCAGCCTGAATCAGCGTCTGCAACTCGGCCGAGCTGTAGGTCTGGTTGGCGTACGACTTCTGCGTGCCCACCACGCCGTAGATCTGCTTGTTCAGCGTGCTGTTCTGCGGCGACAGGTTGGACAGCAGGCCAGCGACGAACGCCTGCGGCGATACCAGGCGCGTGACCCCGTTCACGGTGTCCAGCCAGTAGACCCAATCGCCGAACAGCAGCTTGAAAGCGTAGCTGTCGATGCCGGCCGTGCCCTTGGTGGTGACAGCGTTCGAGATCGTGTCGCCGGCCGGGCCGACGCCGATCATGTAGATGCCCTCGGACAGTCCGAAGGCAAGCTGCGTCGCCCAGGTGGTCGAATCCGAGCAGTCGGCGAGCATAGCAACCGACACGCCCTGGTTGCGCAGCGCGTACATGCCTTTGCGCGGCACGGTGTCCTGGCCGAGCAGCACCGAGCCAGAGATCGTCGTCGCGCCATCGGTGCCGCTGGCCAGCGTGAAGCTGGCGGCTACGGGAGCGCTGGTGCTCGCGCCAGCGGCAGCCGTGATGATCTGCGACGGGCCGCGCTGCACGCTGGTGCCGTTGTTGATCGCCGCAGCGATCGCGACCCACAGCGCATTGCCGGACAGGCCCGAGCCGATGTTGTCGAACACTTCCGGGTTGAGCGTCGGCGCGGCGACGGTCACCTTCCAGGTATTGGCGGCGCTGCCGGCGGCGAGCGCGACGGTCACCGTGTTGCCCAGCGTGCCGGTGTACTTCGCCGTCAGCGTCAAGCCGTTGGTCTGCACCGTCGCCGTGGCCGCCGTGTCCGTGCCGTCCGTCACGCGCACACAGCGGAAATTGTTGGCTCCCTGCTGCACCGCGATGGCCACAGCAGTGCCCATGTCATAGGTACGGTTCTGGATCGCGCCGAAGGCCTGGGCGTACATGGCCATGTTGCCGATCAGCGTCGGCGAGTTGGTCGGGCCCCAGGTTGCGGTGCCCACGACGCCCAGCACGTTGGTGGGAACGCCGTTGAGCAGCGCCACCTGCGGCGGGACAATCTGGACGTACAAGTCCGGGACGATGAGGGCAGTCGTATTGATGCTGCCCTGCTGGACGATCGGCATTCGTGCCTCCGAGAAACGAAAAAGCCGCCCGGAGGCGGCACAGAAATGGGAATGCCGCGCGACCGCGGCGGGGATTGATTACTTCTTCGCCTTAGGAGGCGTGTCGTCGGCCACCTGTACGACGTAGGCCGATTGCTCGCTGGCCAGAACTGCCTGCACGGCGTCCGGATCAGTGATCTCGTCGCCGGGCTTGTAAGTGCCGAATGCGTCTTTGACAACCAATTTCATGGTCACTCCACGATGGTCTTGATGGGGAACTGCGCATCCAGCGACGGGCCGGCGCTCACGTTCTCGACGGTGGCCGTGATCTGCGTCAGCGTCTGGCTAGCGAAGGTGGAGAACTCGACGGCGTAGAACAAGTCGCGCCGGTAGATGCCTTCTTTCTGCTGGCTGTCGTCCTGGCGGCTGTTCTTGAAGCGCAACGCGGCCGACTGATCGGCCAGCGTGAGATGCGGGATGCCAGACAGCGCTGAGTCGATCGCCGCGGCAATCGGATCGCGCTGATCGAAGCAGTTTGCCCAGACCGTGATCTGGTAGCCCTGCTCCTGCCGGCGCGTCTCGCGCACCGCAACGCCTTGGCCGCCGACGCGCGGCGAGATGTATTTCGCGCCGGGGATCGTCACGACCGCGCCGGCCGCCGTGGCCGTCTGATCGACATTCACCAGCGCGGCCAGCGCCGTTGCGATGCCGGCCAGCGTGTCGCCCGCCTGCACTGCGTAGACGTAGGCCTTGTTGTCGACCACCAGCGCGGCGTTCTGCGGCGTGCTCACCGTGCCGCCGACCGTCACGGCCTGCCCGGACAGCGTCAGCGTGATGGTGTTGACGGGCGCCGACGGCGTCGACCAGTCCGACATGGCCGAATCGATGATGCGCAGCATGTTCGGCTGCGGGAAAATCGACACGTTCACCTTATTGGCGGCGAGGTCAGCGCGTAGCTGCACAGCATCGGGCCACCCGATGAGCACCGCGACAGCTGCGCCCGTAATCGAAGGCTGGCTTGTCCCGTTCGGGTACACAATGCCGGCGATCGTCGTCATCAGGACGCTAGAAACGTCGGTAATGTCGGCCATGTTACGGGTGCGCCTCGCTCACGTTGAGCTTCCAGCCCTGGTCTGTTCGTTGTGCGCCGCCCACCTGGAAGCGGCGCCCCATGTCGTCGAGGATGATGTCGGCCGCGCCCAGCGTGATCGGCACGCTGGCCGGCAGCAGTATCACGTAGCCCTGCTCGTCCGACGACGTCGGCAACACGTCATGCTTACGCGTGCGGCCGCCGAACAGGATCGAAGCCGGCCAGCCCTGGCCGCCCTTTGTGCCGAGGACGTATGTGTCCTCGGTGGCGCATTTGCCCGAGTAGCCCACCGCGCCGACGCCGGTAGGCGCCGTGGTGCGCGTCACCCAGACCTGCGCGTCGCACTCCACTGTCAGAATCGGCAGTTGATCCTGCATCCCGGCGATGAAATGCGTGCTCGAGCCGCGCCGCAGGTAGTCGCCAATCTGCGTCTGGCGCCCATCGATCAGGCAATACCAAAACGGCTTGTCCGGCAGGTTCGGCTTCGTGTACGTCCAGTCTTGGGCGTTGAACGAGGCGTTCAGGCTCGCAACCTTGTTGGTCAGCGGGTTGGCCGCGCCGGCCGGGCGCCACACGTCATACACGTAGCCGATGCGCAGGGCTGCCTTGGCGTAGCCAGCGTAGATCTTGGCCTGCAGCTTGGCTGCGTTCATCTCTGCTCCTACGCGCGGGAGACGCTTATGCCGCCACTACCCAGAATCGGGCCAGGCGCGAATCCGATGAACTCGCACAGGCGGCGACGCCACGAATCGAAAAGCCGGTCGCGGTCTCGCTGCTCGTTGGGGTTGTGCTTCCACACTGCCGCAGCGTCGGTGTCCAGGTTGTCGCTGGTTGTCGGAATCGCCGATTCGAGCGTGTACAGGTTCGTCAGGTACGTGTTGATCAGCACCGACTCCTCGCTGGCGGACAGCGTCGTGAGTCGCTGATGCAGCGACATGATCACCATGCCGAAACGCCCGTAGACGATGTCCTGGTCATTCGTGATCGGCATGGTCGTGCCGGCCAGCGGATAGCCCATGAAGCGCCGGACATCTGTCAGTTGGGCATCGGTCAGCATCGGTTACGCCTTGTTCGCTTCGTCCAGAAGTGCCTGCAGGTCCGCCTTCTTGGCGCCTTCAGGAATCTCGACACCCTTCTCGGCCAGAGCGGCCTTCAGGTCGGCGACGCTGAGCGCCTTGTCCGCCTTCTTGGCGCCTTCCTCGTCGAAGACCTCGTGGTCTTTCGACAGATCCGTCTCGTTGATGACGATGTAACCCAGCGGGTTCTCGTCCGTCACCGGCGAAACGATCTTCACGGTTTTCAGTTCCATGCTCACTCCGATGTGGGAATGGGCGGCCGTACTGCGCCGCCCAAAACGGTTTAGCCCAGCAGCGTGGCGATGTGGTTCTGCTTGATCGCCTGCGTGCCCCACGCCAGACGCACGTGGTAGACCAACTGCATGAATTGGCGGTAGACGGCGATGTCGAACACGATGCCCGTCACCGGATCGGTGATTTGCATGACGTCGTCCGCCATATCCATTGCCTTACCATCCGGGCCGATCGGCATCTGCGGCGAGCGGGTGATGAGCTGAATGGCCGACTTGCTGAAGGCCAGGTTCGGCGTGGCCGTATTGCCCACAGTCACAGCGGTGGCCGAAGCCGCAATAGCTTGCTGCAGGCCGGGCGCCGCGATCGTGATCTGGCCAGGCGCCGAAACGCCGGTCACAACCACGTACTTGTTGGAGTCGCCCGCAAAAGTGACCGTATCGCCAGCCAGCACAGTGCCGGTACCGGTGATCAGGTTGATCTGCGTGGCGCCAATCGCGTAGCCAGCGGTATCGGTCGTGTAGCTGGCCCCGGTGCCTTTCGTGACGGCCTTGATGGCGGCGGAGTTGCGAATCGCCATACCTTCCAGCTCGCCGATCATGCCGCGACGCAGCAGATCGTCCGTACCGGCTTCATTCACCTTGAACAGCACGTTCTGCTTGCCGCGCAGGTTGGCGATGCCAGCGGAGCCGAGAGCCAGTTGCAGGTCGGTTTGGGGCGCGCCGTTATCGTCTAGGATCTTGCGAACCTGAGCGATGTCCGACAGATCGCCAGCGGTACCGAAGGGGGCGGTACCAGCGGTGCCGTAGGCGCGCGAGGCGTTCTGGTACGCGGTGGTAAACAGATCCACCTCGATGGCATTGCCGAGAGTGCGGAATGCCTGAGTGAACTGTTCGACGAGAACTTTGCCGTAGGTGCCAGCGTTGTTCATGCCGCGCTGTTCTTCACCATTCCAGCGGATCGGCACGTGCTTCGACTTGCTGATGGTCATAGCGACGTTGCCGAGGTTCTGGTCACCGGTATTCGGCGCCGTCACAGCCGGCGTGTTGTCGGCCATCGTGCTGGGCGGCGTGATCGGGATCAAAATCGACTCACCCAGTGCCGCGCGCGCAGCGCTGCTATTGCGCGAGACGGCCGGGATCATGCCGACCATTTCGCGCGAGACAACATCCAGCGCCTCGTACAAGGTCGGGATCAGGCCGGTCAGCGTGTTTGCGCCAGCGATCATGCCGCCTTGCAGCGGTCGCTGGACGGCATCCAGCACCATTTCATACAGGCGAGCCGCCACCTTGGCCATGGTGGCCATGGGGTAGATCGCCACAACGAAGGCGATGGCCGCGAGCGTCAGCACGCGGATTTTGGAGATGAAGCTTTTCATGTGGGCAGACCCTCAAATGAAAAAAGCCACCCGAAGGTGGCTTGCATTTCGATGGGAGGACGTTCAGTCCGTGATGGTTACGTTCGGGTCTCGTGCCGTCTTGGCTTGCTCCGCAGGCGAGAGACCTTCGAACTGGGCGCGCGTGAAAGTGCGCCCGCCATTGCCGCCACCATTACCGCCGGACGCACCGCCGCCGCTCGCCCCCGATCCCTTCAGGATGCTGTCCCGCTGGGGATGGGCTTCGATGAGCAGCGATAGCGCCTCCTCAAAGTCGGCCGGCTCGCCGTGACGACTGCGACTGAACAGCTGGTTCCCGTTCGAGTCTTTCGCCACGATCTTGCCGTCCTCGATCGTGAAGTTCTTGCCAAACGACGCTTGCACGAAGTCGGCCGGAATCGCAACCTTCTCGGCGATGAACTTGGAACGCGCGAACGCTCCGCCGATTTTTTCGTCGAAAAGTGCCGTCTTGAGCGTGTCACGCTCTTTGACGATGGGCTCGAACTCCGCGCGCACGGATGCGATGGCCTGGTCCTTCACCTTTTGGACTTCGCCGGCGTCGACCAGCTTCTTGTCGTTCAGGTTCTTGACCGTATCGAGGGCAGCGAGTGCCGCAGCCGGATCGGTGATGTCCTTGAACACTGCGAGCTTGCCTTCGGCCGCTTCCGCGCGCTCACGATTCGTTTTCGATTCACCGATGAGCTGGCTGATCTTCCCGAATGCTTGGGCGGCATCGAATTCGATCTCGCTTCCATCGTCCTTCACATACACCGGCTTGCCGTCTTTCAGGACTGCGTTGCCGTTGGCGTCGATCTTGAGTTTCATGGTGGCGTGTAGACCTTCCGGTCGAAGTTGAGGGCTTCCGCCCGGATGCTCCCGCTAGGCTTCCGCTTTTGCGTGGAGGAATTGAAAAAGCCGGCACGCGGCCGGCTTGAAATCTTGCTCAGTCGTTGAGCGCGGCCCCAGGCTTGGGCCGGTTCTTGTCGATCCGCTTCTGCTCGCTGGCGAAATCCAGTTCTGGGCTGATGACGCCGCGGCGCTGTGTCTCGTTGAACAGGGTCTCATCGGACAGCGTTCCGTCGACGTTCATGTCGCGCAGCAGCTCGAGGGATGCTTCGCCCAGCGAGGAGACACCGAAGTCTTGGAAGATCTGAACGTGGCCGCCCTGCTTCAATCGGACCCATTCGGCGGCCAACTGCAAGGCACCATCCAGGCTGTCTTCCAACCCTTGAACGATCCGCTGCAATGCGCAGGTGCCTGGCTCGTTGTCCGCGCGCGTCTGGGTGACGCTGGTATTGCCCGGCTTGATGACCAGCAGCTCGGCGCCGATCTGGCGCATGCGGTCTTCCAAGTCCAGTAACGCAAGGCGCCCTGACTCGATCGCCGCGCCGGTGTGTTCGACGTAGCGCAGATCGCCGTCGGCATCGTCGCATTTCACCGCAGCCGAGCCGCCAACCGTGATCTTGTTGTCGCCGAGCATCTTGGCGAACAGGATCGGCACGCGCGCGACGTGCAGAATGGTCTGCTGATCGCTTTTCGACTGCCAGTGCTCCACGTTCATATGCGCCAGCTCAGCCAGCGGCGGAACGCCGGTCATGAAGCCGGTGCGCTTGCCGTAGAACGGCACGAACGGGATGCGCGGCAGGCTGACGACGCCCTTGTCGTGCAGGATCCAATCCGGCTTTGTCGCGTCGAGCGATTTTTCCGACTTGCGCCACACCTGCCAGCGGCCCGGATAGAGCACGCGCACCTGTTCGATTTCCTTCTCACCGAAGTCCCCGTCTTCCTCGACGACGGTCTCCAACAGGCGCAACTGGGTGAGCGTTTCCACGCCGTTAATGCGCTTCGAGCGCCAGCCGAGAATGTTCCCGGCATGGATCTGCACGAAGTACGGGCGCACACCTGCCTTGATCTCGTCGGCGAGTGTCTTGTACTTCAGGCGGCCGTTCTTGTCCCGCGTCTGCGGAAAATCGACCAGGATGCCACCGACACCGCGCGCCAAAGCCTCCATACAGAGGCTGTCGGCGAAACTGTGCAGATTACGGCCCTGCAGGTCGATGTCTTCCGACCATTCGACGATGCGCTCGGGCACGTCGTCGCTGAACGTGAGCGGCTTGGCGAAAGGCTTGCCGGTCAGCACCTCGACCGTGCGCGAGAACGCCGGGAACAGCGTTGCCGTGGCCACGCGGTTCTTGTAGGCCTCGTCCAACTCGTTCGGCCACTGCGGCAGGTACTTCTTGCCTGCCTTGCGCATCGCCGAGGTGCCGCCCATGAGGGCATCGATCAGCGGCCAGTCTTCGGCCATGGCGGACACGGCCTTAGATGGGGTGCGGACGTCGCTCATGCGGGGATTCGGTTATAGGGCCAGCGGCTCAACCGTAGTTTTGCGCCTGATGATCGGCCAGAGTTTCACCAGCGGATAGCCACCGGCGTCGTTCACGTGGTCATGGCCCGTCTTCTTGTCCGGCTCGCCGTTCTTGTCGTACGGCTGCTGCTCAAGCGCCTCGGTGTAGACCGGGCAAAGACGGGTGTTGACCTTGAGCCGGCGCACGCCCCGATCGTTCAAGATCAAGGCATTGACCGCATTCAGGCGGTCGCGCACGGCGGGGTTGGTCGAATTGACTTCGATCTGAAATCCGGCGCCCTTCAGGATGGAAAGGTCCGATTCAGACGCGTTCTTGCTGCTCGTGTTCTGGCCGCTCGCGTCGGGGTAGATCTTGACGTGATGGCCCTTTTCGGCGAAGCGCTCTTTCAGCATTCGCGCCATCGTGGGCGTATCACGCACGCCTGTGAGTTCGCCCACGGCATGCGGCATCCCATCGCGCACCACGTACACCACTGCCGCCATCTTCAAGACGTTGAAGTCCATGCCGACGTGCAGCGGTTCATTCGCAGCGATCTCGGCATCCGTGTGGTTCAACACGCGGTCGAAATCGGGGTACACCGACCCGCTCGTCAGGTTGACGAACTTGCCGCGCAGATATGCATTGATCAGCTGCGGCGGGTAGCTCTCTCGCAACGACGAGATGTAGTCGTCCGGCAGATTGAGCGCGTTGTCGTACGTGCTTGCCTGAATCAGGCCGTACAACTCGCGCAGCGACGGCTTTTCGCTGAGCTGCTTCACGAACTGCTGATAGACGAACTTGAACCCCTCCGGGGTCGTCGTCACATCCACGCCGTTCTTTAGGCCCGGAATCTTGTAACGCATCCGGGCGATGATCTTCCGCCAGGCCATCTCGGCCTTTACCAGCGGCATCACGTCCAACTCATCGATGAGCGCGTGACCAATCTTGAAGCCGACGATCTTCTGCGGGTGCTCCATTGAGCGGCAAATCACTGTGCCGCGGCACCGGCGCCCCTCAAACACGTGTACTTCGTGGTTTGCCTGGTTGATGACGACGCGCAGCCCCATGATGAAGGCCACCTCTTCCATCGTCTCGTAGAAGATGTCCCGGATGTGCGGATAAGTCGGGGCGAAATAGCCCTGATTGATCCCCGGCCACTCCCAAAAGTGCTCGGCGATCGCTGTGCAGCCCACCCACGTCTTTCCGGAACCAAAGCCCGCCACATACGCGCGGAACTTGTGCGGCATCTGCAGGAATTGCGCCTGGGGGATGTTCAGCGTCGCCTCGACGCCCGCTGGAAACGTCTCAATCATCTCCATCTGGGTCATCCCCGGGCCGGCGCGCGTCCTTCACGTTGAACACGAAGCGCTGCGGCGCTGGCGGGCTGTCGTCGGGAGAGTCGCCACGCATCCTGTTGACGAACATTCCTCCGGTCTCTTTGGCCGCCTGCTCAATAAGCTGGGCCGCGAGCGGCACATTTCCACGCGCCGCGGTCTTCTCATACATCCTTTGGAGCGCCCGCAGCCGGTATGACTGCGCCGCAATCGGAATCTCCGCTGCCTCTTTCAGGAAGCGCTTTCGCGTCTCTTCGAACAAGGCGCGCCATTTCGCACTGAGCGACCGTCCGATTCGCTTGGTCGGGTCATAGGACTGAACCTGCGGCCGAGACACCACCAGGTCGAACTCTTCCTTAACAGCGTCCACCACCTGGCTCGGGGTGTCGTAGCACGCCAACGCCTGCACGATGAACGCTTTCACGTCATCTGTGAGCGTTGCCATAGGCTGGAATCCGTAAAAGCCCCGTTTATGTCACGCCGAGCGGGCCAGACAGGTGCCGCACGCCTTGGCGACATCGATCCGCGCTACTTCAGGGGTGGAGTTTGCCGCCGATACCAACTTGGCCAGCATCCCGTTGGAATCGCCGATGCCGTACCGCCGCACTACGCCGACGAACTCCTCGACGTCGTGGCCACGGAGGAACAGCTTCGGGAATCCGTCCTTGGTGAAGGCAGGCGCGCCGAAGGCGTCCCGCTCCTGGCCTATGTGGTAAAGCTCGTGCTCCACCAGCGCGCAGAACTCGGCGTCCGGGCAGTTGGCGCAATACTCGGCGTCCAGGGTAATGAGCCACGCGGGCACCCGGCCGAACCACTCGGCAAGCTGCTGCTCTTGACGACCACGCTGCCAGCGCCCCACGCGAAAGACGACCTCTTCGGTCTGCCCAAGCACGTGACGCCCTTGCTTCTCGTAGCGTTCTGCCGCCCAGAGGAACGCCACATCAGCATGCAGCAGGTGGACATGCTCCTCGTTGTGGAGCGGCCCTTCTTCGATGATCTGAGACTGCACCCATGCAGCCAAGTCTTTCGCCGGGGCGTAGTGGTGCGTCCAGTTCTCGGGGTCGAGGAGGAATTCAGGCGGCCGCGGGCGGGATGCACCCGCCTTCGGGCTCAGGCGTTCGGCCACCGTTCTGCCTTTGGTTCACGCTCGGAGAAATATGCTGGCATCTCTGCCTCCTGTACCGGTGAAAACAAACGCGCCCGCCGGCCGAAGCCAAGCGGGCGCTAAGCGGGCGTGAGCCCGACCAAGGAGACACCGAGAAAACTATGAAACTGGGTGCGGCAAGCGGATTCGAACCGCTGACCTCCGGCTTATGAGGCCGGTGCGCTTCCACTGCGCTATACCGCAGAGATGGTTGAGGGGAACCGTGAATCCGATTGCTGCGCACTCGCCCGAGGGGTCAACATGCGCCCATACGATAGTCCACGGCTGGTCGTATGGTTCACCCTCACGGCTGGCATCCAGAACAGCGCCGGAGTCGAACCGGTAAGGCACCATCGCTACTGGCATGCTGGAGCCCACTGTATTGCCATGCGTGAAGGCGCTGGGTGAACCGTATTCCGTCCCGCCCAGCGCGAGACCTCATAGCCGCCACGGTTCGGCGTTCCCGGGATATGTACGGGGCATGAGGGGCCGGCGCTGATCTCCGGCTTGCGTTTTTCGCGTCCACCAGGCGCCTAAGCGCCCACGTTTCCGAGTCTCACGGATCTGCAGGTTCGCAGGAATCGGCATTCGAGCCTGCACGCTACCTTGCACCCGCTGCGGTTGGACTGTTCTTTGCGCGTCAGCCCGCGCATTCCCTCACCCAAACCGCCAGCCCGTTCGCCTGTCGGGACAATTCCCTGTTGGCGCGCTTAGCCCGTGTGGGCAGCCTGCGGTTTGGGTGAAGCGGCTCCCGAAAGAGCCAAATTTGCCTATTACGCGGCGGCAGGCGTGAAATCGACGTAGAACTTGTCGCCGTGCTTGAACTTGCCCCACAGCGCCGGGTTGGCGATCTGGATCACCATGGTTGCGCCAGGCGACATGCGTGCGAAGGTGTTGTCCTCATCCAACTCCGAATCAGCGTAGGTCGGCTTGGCCACTGCGTGCAGCGACAGCGTTTCACCAGACTTCACTTTCTCAGCCGTCGAATCGGCGGTGTAGTGGTAGTGCTCTTGCACCATGCTGACTTGCAGCTTGGCGCGCATCGCTCGTTCCGTCATTGGGGGCTCCGTTGGAATTGGTCGAGAGGTAGAGAGGCGACCTGCAGCCACACGCCCCACCAGAGGTACATCATGGTCGGGGCGCTCATGCCGGCATGACCTTGGCAGGAAGTTCAAGCCGGCCCGCGTAGCGCCGGATCAGATATGCGGTCAGCAGAACGCCACCAGCCAGCGCAACCGCGACCAGCGCCACGACCAGAACGGCCACGCTCGGCTCATCGTCGTCACTGGCAAAAAGGTCGGCAACGCTCTCCAGAGCGCCGCCCATGTTGCGGAACGCGCCGAGCATGTTGTGCGCCTGCGTCAGCGTGTTGTACGCGGCCGTGCCCATGTTCAAGATGGACCGCTCGCGAAAGGCGATGATCCAAGAATGGACGGTGATGATCAGGCCGCTGCCAATGGCTGGAACGATGACCAGCAGATACCACAGGCTCGTGGCCTGTGATGTCGCCTTGGCCGGCAGAAGGCCGAAATGGAATGCGATGGCGCCCAGAACGGCGCCGATGACAGAACTGAAGCCGATGGCCGCCTGGATGGCGCCACACCAGGCCAGCAGGCGCGGGAAGCCCCCGAGCGCCTTGGACTCGGCCCACATGCCACCGACGGACCAGCAATTCAGCCAGCTCACCCCGAAATTGAGTGCCAGCAGCAGGATCAACATGAACACGGCAGTCCCCGGGATCAGTCAGCGTCTTTGGTGAACAGCGATTCGGCGCGCAGACGGGCTAGGGACATGCGCGCGACCTTGCGGGCCTGCTCGCGCTTTTCGGCGGCCGCTTCCTCTTCCTGCTTCCGCTCCAATACCAGCATTGGGTCGCGGTAGCAGTGCGACGGGAGAGCGGTAAAGGTGTCCATGGGCGCCAGAAACACAAAAGCCCGCGTCGTGCGGGCTTGATGGGCAATTCAGGATTACGCAGGGCGGTTACATACGCCACACGGCGCGGTTATTGGCCGCTCCGGCCTCGATCGTTCTCGAACGAATCCGCTGGGCCCAAAGCAAAAACCCCGCTCAGTTGCGGGGTCTGTTTGGCGCTTCGTCTGAGGACACGCATCCCTCCGAATGGATGCTGTCGCGGTCAGAACCGGTGGCGCCGCAAGGGCTTCAGTAATCTACGCGCAGGATAGTGCATCGGCGCGGAGTTTACAAGGGCTTTTCGATGTCCTGCACTTCTTCCCCGAATCGGCTCATAACGTACGCCCGCATTGCCGCAATCAGCGGAGTCGGCCCGGCGCCAGCGGCCACCATTCCGACGACGCGATCGTCGCGCACGTCAGGGAACGCGCCCATGTAGGCCTCCCACTGTCCGGAGTTGCAGTAGTTCGGATCCAACAGCGTGATGTTGTGGCGCTCTACGATCGGGCCGCCATGCGCCCAGTCGGTTGAATAGCGGGGGCACTCCTTGACGCTCCCATAGTCGCCCATCTTGAGCCAGTATCTGCCGCTGATGGGATCCGCGCATTTATGGGCGGGAGCCAACGTTTCGCCCTCGGCACGCGCCACCCAGCTATCCAGCAGCGCGCCTTCCAGTTCCGCGACTTTCACATCCTGCTCCCGATTTTCGCTGCCACACGCACAATAGCCCGGCGTGCGGCGGCGCATGAATCATGACCTGCGCTTTCAGCGGCTGCAGGATAGTTTGGGAACGAAGCAATCACGGTGTCCATGCCGATGTCGTGGCTGACTGTGATGAACAGCCGCACGGCAAGCCGGAAAGCGTCTTCATCGCTCACAAGCGGATTCCAGCATCGCAACAGCTGAAGCTTACGGTTTTCCCAAACGTGCAGGTCACCAGTGGTAAATGCGCAGTCGACCTCCAAGCCGCCCGCCTTTGCCGCCATCTCCAGCAGTTCGCGGTCAGTCATGGTGATCTCCGGCTGCGCGCCCAATCGCTCGAATCTTCCGCTTGGCAATGCCGAGGCGTTTTCGGGCCAGCTTGCGCGCCTGCACGTGCTGATGGGCGGCCAAGCAATGCGGGCATTCGCTGACCATCTCAAGCACTTCCTCGGGTGGCCAGTAACCCTGTTCCGGGCCAAAGCCGTTGTCGTCGATAAAGCCGGCGTAGGCCTCAGCGATATGGCTCTGGGCGCCATCGGGGAAATGGCTCACACCATTCTCGGCTGTAACCATCCGCGTGCAGTACTCCATCGACTCGCCGATCTTCGTGGTCAGCGCCGCGATCTCCAGCATCAGACGATCGTACTCGGCGCATGCACCCAAGGCTTTCTGTGCGCGGTCAGCCACGGGCGCCCCCTTGCAGAGTGGCGAGGCCGGCTCGCAGGGCGGCATCGATTGCCTCTTCCGCACTTTTGAACCGGCAGCGTCGCAAGAAGGCATCGTCTCTGGCACTTGGAAGCGGCTCATGCTCCCATTGGCCGCTCTTGTTCAGGTTCTCGCCTGATCTCTCGACTTTCCACATATCGGGGCCGCGCATCTGGCGCGCCCTTTCGACGCAGGCAATGCCGCAGACCATGTATCGGTCTACAACAACTTGCCTTCGTTCCAGTGCGCTTACCTCGCCGGTCGCGGCTGGGGCGACATGCGTCTCTTCATTGGTGCAGCGGAAATGCTCGTGCACAGCATCCAGCGCGCTATCCAATGTTGGATACGCCATCAGGTCCCAGCAATCCGGATAGTGGATGGCGTGGGCGAGTGAGACTTCTCGCGGGTAGGCGTACAGATTGGTGCCGCCCGGGAGCGGGTTGTACAACTGAGCGTGATACTTCACTGCCCCACCCGGAACAAGCGCTTGCATTGTGTACACATGGCCGACCGGCTTCGCATATCGCTCAGGCAGGCCGTCCGCCGCCTCCACAGCCCGCAGCAGCGCCCGCACCTCTTCCGTCATCTTCACGCCGTGCTGCTCGGCCAGTGCGCACAGGGCGCCGTAGGTTTGCCGCATGGTTCTCTCCTCGTTGTGTTGTCCGGCAGCCGTCAGACCGCCACCGGTTGCTGCATCCGCTTCACCGCGGCCGCCATCTCCGCGCGCGCGACCTCTCCGTCAATCACATGCGCCGCGATCGAATGCGCTTTCGCCAGCCGCACCTTCCAGTGCTTGAGCGTGTGCGGCGACGCGCCGAACTTGCGCACCAGGATCCGGCAGACGATCTCCGGCGGGAACTGGTGGACGTAGTAGTACTGGAGCAGGCGCTTGGCGATGGGGTCGTTGATCTTCTGCCAGGCGCGCTCGACCAGCCAGCCGTCGTGCACGTCTCGCGGGATCGACGGCTCGGCCACGATGCCCTTCTCAGCGTCGCGCAGGGCGGTGGCCAACTTTGCCCATGAGGCGCAGCACTGCGGCTGCGTGCGCGGGTCGCGGACCACGCGGGCCCAGTTTTCCAGTCGCTGTTCAATTCCCATTCCCCGCTCCCTCAGAATTCTTCTTCAAGTGCTTCCACGCTTGGCCCTTGCAAATCCGGAAGGCCTGGGACTTTGAGATTCCATATCGCCGCACAACTTCTGTGTAGCGCAGGCCGAGAGAAAGAATCTCCGTCACCTGCTCTTCACTGAGTTTTGCCATCTTGTGGTCCTCGCCCAGTAGGTATGTGCCATGCAGCTTGCGGTCCCCATTGTTTGCAAGGTGTGTATCCCAGCGAAGGTTCTCCAACCTATTGTCAGAAGCGTTTCCATTGTTGTGGCAGCACTCCATGCCATCAGGGCACGGCCCAACAAACGCCGTCAGAACTAGTCGATGAACCGACTGCATGGTTGTTTTGCCATCAGCAGTCAGGTTGACCGCCATATCCCCAAGCCGAGACCGAGGCGCGGGGCTCAGGAGCCGGCCCTTGTAGTGAAAGTGCACGAGCTTTCCGGTTTTGGAGTGTGGCTTGATGACGGTCCTGTCTTTCACTCGAACGCGCCCCAGGCTTGAAACTTCATAGTGGTCACCAAAGCCTTGGATTGCTCTCCATTCTTCAGTCATTCAGAGCCTCAATCGTCCAAGCAAGCAAATCCATCTCATCAGCCTTCAAGGGAAGGAATGCCAGCCTGTTCCCGTGAATCCCTCGTGGCCCCGTGTGGTGCGGTTCGCATAACGGCACCGCCAGCCAATGCGGCGCACGCTGCGCACCTCCTTCCCCCTCGCGCACGTGATGAATTTGCGCGGGCGTCTCCCCGTATCCCATCCTCCGGCAAAGGATGCAGCCCAAGGCAGCGACGCGGCCAAGGTATTCGCCTTCGGCGCGGGTCATGAGCGATCTCCAGCCTGCCAGCGGACATACGGCAACCGGATTTCCATATGGAAGCGCTCGGCTGCGTAGGGGTTGTGATCCAGTTCGGCCCGGCTTGCCACGCCGCAGACCTCGCGCACGAAGTTGGCCGCGTCTTCGGCGTTATGGATGATCTGGCCGCCGTTGGCATCGAGCCGATTCAAGAAGGCCCAGAACTCGGGCTGATCGCACAGCATCCCGGCCAGCTTCGCCAACATGCCGCCTTTGGGTGCCTCGGGCGCGGCCGGCTCCGGCTGCACCGGCTGCTCGTCGTCGCCCACCTCCACCAGCGCGGCCATGAAGCGGTGGCCGGCAGTGTTGCCCTTGCGCACGGTCAGCGCGCGGAAGGCGTCCAGCTCGGTCGCGTCCGGCAGCCAGAAAGTTACCTTGCAGCCGCCGTTGTGGGTCTCGCTCCAGCCGGCGAGCTGCATTTCCCCTGTAAAGGTCGGATTGATGTTCATCGTCCAGCCTCCTGAAAAACGGTCTTGATGGCGGCGGCCACGGTGCGGCGGTTGGTCGAGTCGGCCAGTTCCGCGCCCAGCGCGAGCGCTGCGCCGATGGCACGGTATTCATCGCCCGAGCAGCCCCATTTGCCTCCATCGGCGTTGCCGCGCTTGAACACGCCGCGCACGGCTTCCAGGCCCTCGGCGGCGATGCGCTTTTCGTGGTCCGTCAGTTCACGTGACAGCACGGCGGCAGGTTCACCGCGGCGGCCAGCGTGTGCGCGCCGTGCTCGGTGCCGGTGCCTTCCTTGAAGCCTTCCAGCGTGCCGAGCGGCGTCAGTTGCAGATCCGTCTTCATGGACTGCGACAGGGCGAACACCAGCGGCAGGCCGGAGGCGCGGGGGCGGTAGCTTGAACGCTTGCGCATTACCTGCTCCCCAGCACGCGCATGCAGTAGAACCACGAGTGGTCAGCCCGGCATTCGTTCCACAGGCTGACCTCCATGTAGATGCCAAAGGCCACGAAAAGCAGGCATGCGGCGACATAAGAAAAAAGCTTCATGCAACCACCTCCGGAAGATGGATTGGTTCCAACGCGTGCGAAAGAGACGACTGGACAGCATCTAGAGCGTTCTTCAGACGCCGGATCTCGTTGTCTCGGTCGAGACGCTGGCGTATCTCCCAGGCGCGATTGATGATCAAGCGGACAGCGGCAGTCTCAGGCAGGCCGAGCGCGACGGCCATCTCGCGCCGCTCGGCGCTGATCTCGGCGATGTCCTTTTCGACGCGCTCGCGCGCCTTTGCCATCTGCTCCTGGTAGAGCTTGTCCGCATCCTTGGCCGCTTCCTTCAGCAATGCCGTGTCGCGCTCGAACCGGCCTTCAGCATCGCGCCGCGATCGCACAAGATCGGCCATCGTGTGCCCGAATTTCTCACGCACGCGAGCCTCCAACGTCCACTCGTTGATGCCGCGCGCGATGCGCTCTGCGGATACCAAGTGCCATCCGTCCAGCAGCAGCTTGATCCAGGCGTCGCGTGGCAGGTTGTCGACCGGGCGCATGGTCGGCCCCTTCACCGTGCGCCATGCCGTCTCGTTGCGCACCATCAGCCCGCAGCCGTTCGGGATGTCGCCCTTGGAGATCAAGCCGGCGGGCACGCAGAACATGACGCCGGCCGCGAATTGCAGGTAGGACGTCCACTTGCCGGCCGTGATGTCGCGGCGGAAGTCGGCCACGCTGACCTTGCATTCGTATGCCACGGGCATGAAGCGGGAGTAGCTGCGCGGCACGGTGTAGACGTCAGGACGCGGCGAGCCGGACGGCCCGAGCTGCATGTCAGTCCACACCAGACGATCGCTCCCGCCACGCAGATGTTCCGCCAAATCTTGGGCGAGTTCGTTGTGGCCCCACTTCATGACGCC